CGGCGAAAGGGGCAACCTCCCTTACTGGGACATCGCTTACGTCAACGCTGCATCATCAGACGACACGGCCATCATTTTTGACGCTCAGGTGTTCGGTTCAGCCAAATTCGTGGCTGAAGCAAAGGAACTCTGTGAGCTGGTCTTCACCAAGATGAGCATTGCAAAGAGGGGATTCTACAAGAAGCTCGGTCTTGAGGAGAGCGTGTCAAAGTCCTCTGTGGCGAACTTCAGGCGGCTTGTGGAGTTCAACAGCAAATGGGTGATTGAAGGTGACATCTATGACGTCCCCATCAAGCAGCTGTTCTCTGCAATGAGACCCCCCCCGCAGACTTCCTTTGTTGACATGATGAACCATTACTACAACGGGAAAAGAGCATTCATCGCAGCAGGGGGTTCAATCGAGGTTGCTAAGACCATCACAGCTTGTCAAGCAGTGAATCATTACAAGATCCTGGGTTCAGACGTCTCGAAGCTCTTTGATATGCAAGAGAGAACAATGGCGGACACTCGTCACCACCTTCTTGGGTATTACGAAGCAGAACCAAACCAGGCTCTTGATGGTCTGTTGCAGTTCCACGTTGCTCACCACGTCCGCATGCGAAACGATGCCAGGTGTCGTAGGGTCGAAGACCTTGTTCGCGGGAATGTTGAACACGACCTTGATGACAGTGGAATGGCCAGAGTCTCCATCATGATTGAAGTGGGAAATGGCATCAGAACTGCGCGAGCAATGTTTCGAGCTCAACAGCTTGCAGAAAGTTTCTCCGGGAGAACTGGGCCTGAGGCCACACAGTATCTCAATGAGCGTGCTTTGGACATACTTGGAGGAGTTGCAGACGACCGCACCGTGCTCACCATGAAGCTCTACCAAAAAGCGAAACAAGTGACGCGGATGGATGTGGACCCAACAAGCGTGTACAGACTTTCCAGAATCATGATGACCAGTCCTGTTATCAGGGTCACCTTCGTGAGGGGTCAGGATCCGCTGAGAGTGTCACTCCCTGCACTCTGTGGAGTTCTTGAATCATCACCCTTGTCCAGACCCCCAGTTGAGGCCATCCGTTTCAAGGAGGAACTTGGGTCATTCGCAAATCTCATCAACACCCTGGTTGTGCTGTCAGAGACCCCAATAAAAGGGAATTCTGCGACAAGGACAGTGAGCAAGGTCACTGAAACTGTCCTTTCAGTCAACACTGTGGACCGACTGAGCTCAGTCTTGTACAAGTACTGGAATGGAGACCGAGACCAGGCTGTTCTTGCAGATATTGCCCAGGCACAAAGAGTGTACCCCTGGTTGAAAGAGACGATCGATGAAACTGTGGCCGCACACCCAACATTCACAGAGGCTGCAGAGGTTGTGTCCTACATCACCCGCGGGAAGGAGCTGTCTGTGTCTGTGATGTCTCGGTCAGGAGTGAGTGCACTTGGAAGCCCAGAACTGGGTTTGATCAGGACCGTCGAACTCCAAACCAGGTCAGGACACATCGCAACGGTTGCAGCCTCACTGGAGAGGGAGGATGAGAAACTCATGAAAGACACCTTCTACATCGACTGCGCCTTGAGCACTGTGTTTCCTGAACGGAAAGAGGACCTCAAGATGAG